TATAGGAAGAAAATATCATTGCGCAAATAAATGTTAAAGTATTTTTGATTAATAATTTTAAAGTGCTGATATTCAAGAGAATAAATTTTATTGTAAAAAATAAACACAAAAACATTTGCGCAATTAACATAAAGCCCTTATATTTGCCCTATAACATTTAAAAACAATATAAAATGAATTACTTAAAAATTGATTACGCAAAAAAAAAGGGGGTTAATCCTTCACGAATTAGCCAACTAATAGAAGCAGGTAAATTAGAAACGGTAGAAGAAAACGGACGACAGATGGTTGTTGATTGTAAAGCCAACAATGAATTGTTTAATAGAAAAGCACATAACGCTAAAAGAAAGTAATATGCTAAAAAGTAAAATTCAAGAAACATTAGACACGATAGGTCAAATTGATTTCGACATCAGATGGGTTCAGCAGAAAATTGCTAAACAGAATTACAATAGCTTTAAAAAGTCAATAGAGCATCAAGAGAAAATTCAAATGATGGTACTTGAACGACTTAAAGAGAGATACAATAAACAAGTCGAGAAGTTAAAAATTTACTAAATCAAACAAAAATGGAAAACAAACAAACAACAATTACAGATGCCAACATTGAGCCGATCATTGAATTGGTGAATGAAGGCGAGGCGCACCAAGTAGGTGAGCAAACAGAAAGCAATATAACATTGCATCCAGCACCTCAACAAGGCGGTGAACTAAGTACCTTCGGCAATAAAGAAGGCTTTGAGCACGCTATGAGAGTAGCAAAGGCTTTAAGTGTTAGCGACTTGGTTCCAGTGCAATATAAGGGCAATATTTCAAACTGCCTTATCGCTATCGATGTAGCAAAGCGAATAGGTGCAAGCGAATTAATGGTGATGCAGAACCTTTATATTGTGCATGGCAAGCCTTCGTGGAGTAGTCAATTTCTAATCGCAACTTTGAACGCGAGCCGTAAATTCTCACCGCTTAGATTTGAAGAAGATGATAAGAACGGTGGTAGATGTAGAGGTGTAGCGATTGACTTAGCAACGGGCGACAAAGTAGAAGGTGTTTGGGTAACGATGGAAATGGCTGCTGCTGAAAAGTGGATTGATAAAGCTGGTAGCAAATGGAAAACAATGCCACAATTAATGATGAGATACCGGGCAGCTGCATTCTTCACGCGTCAATTCGCGCCCGAAGTATCAATGGGTATAATGACTCAGGAGGAAGTATATGATATTACAGCAATTCAATCTAAACCAACAACAAAATGGAACACAGCAGAATAATAGTAGAAGCGGAACAGCGTAGCCCTGATTGGCACGCTGCCCGTTTAGGGTTGTTTACTTCATCGGAAATTTATAAACTGATGAGCGATCCAAAAAAGAAAACGGAAGTATTGAGCGAAGGTGCCAAGACTTACATCATGCAGAAGGTTGCTGAGAGTTTAACGGGAATTCGTGAAGAAGTTTTTACAACGCCAGCGATGCAATGGGGAATCGATAACGAGCCACTAGCAAAACGGCACTTAGCGCGTTTAAATAATTGGACTATCGAAGAAACTAGCTTTATTAAAATTGAATCGTTAAACTGGGGAACAAGTGGGGATGGATGGGTACGCGAAATAAATGGTTCTTTAGAAGTCAAATGTTTAGAAACAAAAAATCATCTTACAGAAGTATCATTGCTTAATAATGAAAATATAAAACAAGATTTACCAAAAAGATATTGGCAAATATTATCAGATGCGTTTATCCGCGAATGCGACAAAGGAGTTTTAACTTATTTTGACCCTCGAATAAATAATAATTGGGGTTTGGTAAAATATGTATTTAAAATACCTAAAGATGATATTGAATACATGAAAGAAAAAGTTACTTTGGCTAATGAAGAATTTAAACATCAATTAAATATATTCTCATGAAAAAAATTATGCTCTCAGGGAAATTAGGATATGGTAAATATACTATTGTAGATGATGAAGACTATTATAAGTACGGTGAATTAAAGTGGAGTTACAATAAAGGATATGCTGAAGGATGGTATAATGGCAAAAAACAAAGGCTACATAGAGTTATTATGAACGCGAAAAAAGGAGAATTTGTAGACCACATACATCATGATACATTAGATAATAGAAAATCGCAAATGCGAATTTGTACGTTTGCTCAGAATGTTAAAAACTCAAAGCCAAGTCCTTTTAAAAGTAGTAAATATAAAGGGGTTAGTTTTTGTAAAAGAGATAATGTGTGGAAAATGGGAATAAAATGCAATGGCAAAGAAATAAAACAATCTTTTTCATGCGAAATCGCAGCAGCTTATTCATATAATAAACACGCTTTAATTATTCATGGTGATTTTGCATTTCTAAATAAATTAGATTTCTGTTCAATTGATTATTTAGAATCTTTATTAGTCAAACATAAATTAAGTTTGCAAAAAATAAGTGATAGAATACGTGATACAAAAGGAAAATTTACTAAACTTTAAACTATGAAAAAAGGCTATTGGTGCAAACAGCGCGAACTTGTTACTATTCTGCAAGAGGATAGGACACATTACTTAATTGAATTCTTTAATGGGGTTAAAATTTGCACGAATAAAAACGCGGTGCAAGATATTTATTTTGATGAAAATTTAAAAGAAGGTGAATTATTCTAATTAATTTGCTATATTTGTGCATCTCTTAGCGACTAAGTACGAAAATCACTAAGATATTTAAAAACAGCTTAATCGGGCAGCAACTATAAAGGACTTCGTACTCCTGTCGCGGTTGCTCCCGAAGCGGCTACTTATTTTTATCGGTTTAGTAAAACCTGTTATTATTATGGCGAATGTCAGAATTATTTTTATTGGAAGAGGATTGTCGTTTGAAAAGAACACATCTTTTTTGGAATGCGAGTTGGAAGGACGTGAAATAGCAATCACTATCAGAGACGAGAGTGAAAAACAACCAACATCATTTATTTCCTTAGACAAATCAACAGCTATAAGATTAGCTAAGAAATTGAGAACTGAAATCAGCAAAATGGGAGAGGAGGTTTACAATGGCTAAAGGACTACCTTATTTTCAATTTGAAACCAGCGAATGGGAGAATGGAAATATACAAATGTGTACAAGAGAAGAAAAAGGATTGTTTATAGATATTTGCTCAATGTATTGGTCGAGACTTGGCGATTTACCTTATAAATTAGTTCTTCAAAAGTTATGCGCTGGCGATGCGACCGCATTACGTTCGCTATGCGATAGTAACATTATCGTAGAAATTGAAGGTAATTTATCAATAAAGTTTTTAGATATTCAGCTGGAAGATAGGGGTGCTGTTAGTAAGAAAAATAGTAAAATAGCAAAAGATGCTTGGGCTAAACGCAAGAAGGATAAAGGTTTTGATGCGAACGCATTACGAACGCAAAGCGAACGCATTACGAACGCAATGCCAATAGAAGAGAATAGAATAGAAAAGAATATATATAATCTTACAGAAGATGAAATATATTTAGAATCAAAAAAAAATTGGGAGGAAATTGTTAAGCCCAGCAAATGGTTAGACTGGTTGATAAAAAACAACTTTACTACAAAAGAATTTTTGATAGCACGACTAAAAGAATTTTGGGTGATTGCTAACTACTTAGAGAATCCCGATAGAAAGCAATCTAAAGATATTAAATTACATTTTGCTAACTGGCTAAAAACAAACCCGCCTAAAAAGGTTGAAGTACCGTTAAGCAATAACCCAGCGCCTTGGGCTAACTTTGGTAAACACGAAGAAGTATGAGTAAATTAATAGCAGCAGAAAACATCTTTGAGCCATCAGAGGGTAGATCATTCGTAGAAGGTTTACGAAGTGGTGCGATAAAAAGAGGGCTTGGTATTGGCGACAAGGTAGCTGACCAGCATTTAGCTTATAAGCCCGAGCAACTTGTATTCATTAACGGGCACGACAACGTGGGTAAGACCGATTGGATTCTGTGGTACTTCTGTGTCCTAAGCAAAAAGTATAATTTGAAGTGGGATATATTTTCAGCAGAAAACTCAATCGGTTCATTGAAAGTAAAGATAGCGCAGTTCTTAACGGGTGTAAATATTTTTAAGATACCCGAACTCCAGCTTCATAGAACATTTGATGAGATGAGCGAAATGTTTAATTTCATTCGCAACGATAGGTTATTTGATGCAAAGCAAATACTGGAAGTGAGCAGCGGCACGAAGTCAAACGGCTTACTTATTGACCCGTACAATTCACTTAAAGGAATGGGACTGGGTAACAACAAGCATGAGGAAGATTATGAGATATGCGCTTTGATGCGAATCTTCTGTAAGCAAACACATAAAAGTTTATATGTTAATACGCACCTGGTAACTGAGGCAGCGCGTAAGAAGTTCCCTAAAGACCACGTAAACGAAGGACATTTGATGCCTCCCGAAAAAGCCGATACCGAAGGTGGGCAAAAGTTCGCCAATAGGGCAGATGACTTTATAAGTATTCACCGTATGACTCAACACGCAACAGCTTTTAATGTAACTGAGGTTCATGTAAGAAAGGTTAAAGAAACATTAACGGGTGGTAGTGTTACACCAAGAGAAGCACCGTTATTATTTACGATGCAAGACTATTGTAAATTCACCATTGGAGGAAATAACGTGCTTGAAACAACACCAGTACAACAAACATTAACAACTTTAAACCATGCAAAAAATGAAAAATTTGAAACTGAGAGCGTTCAAGCGGATGCAGACCCTTTCCCGTATTAAGATAGCAGAGGAACGAGAAACGGATAGCCTAAACGATTTATTTAAAGAGGAGGTCATGATTGATTTATCATTCGACTTGGCTTTATGCGAAATGATGTCGAAAAAGTCAGCTGGGGCAAAAAAGAATAACTGGGAAAATATGGCTTTAAGAATTCAATCGTATAAAGATTACATTGAGAAAATACATTCTAAGGCAAAAAGAGAGTATCTAATAAACGATATGAAGCCAAGTGATATAATTACACTACTCGATAAAAATAAGCGCTTAGAACGGCTTAATTTAAGTTTGATGAAACAGAATGAGAATTTAAAAACGCAAATTGATAACTATGTCGCAAAATTTGGATTATAACGATAAGGTGTGGGGACTGCTTATTTCAATGAATGTGGGTGATGAATTCAATATAATTGAGAAGGTTGCACCTGAGAGAAGGCAAAAGTTTATTGAAATAGTAAAGAACTACATCGACCACGATTGTAGTGATTTAACTTATATTGAGTTCAACAACGAATACACGAAAATTAAAAAATATTTAAAATAATTATGAAAGTACTTAATTTATATGCCTGCTTAGGAGGCAACAGATACAAATGGACTGATTGCGAAGTAACAGCAGTTGAACTTGACCCCGAACTTGCACGAATGTATCAAGAAAGATTCCCGAATGATACGGTTATTATTGCTGATGCGCACCAATATTTACTTGACCACTACAAAGAGTTTGATTTTATATGGAGTTCGCCTCCTTGTCCTTCACATAGCAGAGCAAGATTCGCAAGGCATAACACAACCCAAGCAATATACCCCGACTTAAAACTTTATGAAGAAGTAATATTCTTAGAAAATTATTTTGAAGGTAAATACTGCGTAGAAAATGTAATACCTTTTTACGAGCCTTTAATACCTGCAAAGAAAAGAGGTAGGCATTTATATTGGACAAACTTTAACTTGCCCAATGATTTAGGAGAGCGCAAAAATGGCATAATGGAAGGAGAAAACGAGGTTAAAAGGTGGTGTGAGTTTCACGAATACGACTTTACTAAGTACAAAGGAGAACAAAGAATGGATAAGGTCGCGCGTAACTTAGTCGATTATGAAGCTGGTTTAACAATTTTCAATACTGCGCGTGGAATAATAGAAAAGCAAAATATAAATCAAACATCAATTTTTGACGAATTATAAAAATAATCTTGGAAAAGTTTGCA